AGACTGACCAATGGATCTGAATATCTTCATTTTAGAATCAAATACTACAGAATCAAAGCCTAAAAAATAGGCAGTGTTAGTGACCACTTGAGATTCAAAAGACATACGAGCTGGCAGTGATGGTCGCAAAAAAGATTGCAAAAGAAGTTAAGGACGGTAAGGCTTAGATAAAATTATTCAAAGGGGATAGCCTAGTGAACTTTACCGATAAAGCCTTAGAAGCATTTGAATCAGATTCAAACCAAAACACCACTGCACCTGAGCAATCAGATACGCAGAGTGATCAAGACATAAGCCCTGGTTTAGAAACTAAACAACGTGACCAAGACACCCAAGAAGAGGCGCAAGCCATTTTGGATCTAGCTCAAGTTGGTAAGTTTAAAATCAACGGGCAGGACATGACCTATGAAGACCTTCAAAAGGCCATGCTCCGACAACAAGACTACACTAAAAAGACCCAAGAGCTGGCCGGTGAGCGTAAGTTCATCGACAACCTCCGCTTTGATCTTGAGAGTGTAAAAGGTGATCCACGGTTGGCCGAGAAGTTTAAACAAATATACCCAGAAAAGTATCATGGCTATCTGGCATTTGCTTTAAACCAACAGCAGACCCAAGCACCACAAGGTCTACCTACCGCGCAATTACCGCCGGAGTTGGCAGAAAAGTTAGAACAGCACGAGCGCATGTTGAGTGAGTTTCGTACAGAGTCACAAGCGGCTACAAGTGAGGCGCTAGACTCTATGTTTTCAAGCCTCGAGTCGGACCTGCAAAAGAAATATAAGTTAGCAGACCTTACCCATGTATATGGGATGGTCGAAAACTACATTGCAGAGAATCAGATATCCTCTAAGGATATGCTTAAAAACAAAGAGGCCACTCAAAAGATGTTTGAGCAGTTCACTAAAGCCAGCCACGATGCGGTGACCAAACGGTATAAGGAGTTCCAACAAGAGGAGCTTCAAAAAGCTAAACAGGTCAACGCCAAAGCATCGGACATTGGGCGAGGTGGTGGAACTGCCACTGCACCGCCAGTTAAGTTAAAGCTTAAAGATGTCGCTGATATGATGGTGAACGACCTTAACCAATAAACAGGAGTTAAGGAATTATGAGTAACCAATTTCAAGGCATTTCTTCTGGTGTATATAACCTAAAGAAATTCTATCAAGGTCCAATTGTGGACCAGTTCAATGAAGACACACCGATTTATCGCGGTGCTGAAAAGGGTAAATTCTCGTTCACAGGTGAGATCGTAAAACGTCCACTACGTGTTCGACGTAACCCTGGCATTGGTGCCACTACTGATGGCGGAACTTTACCGTCAATCGGTCGTCAAGTTGGTGTACAAGCTGAGATTTCAGCTAAGTACAACTATTTGCGCTTTGGTATCACTGCTCCAATGATTAAAGCTTCGGCAAACGACAAAGGTGCGTTTGTACGTCAAGCTTCACATGAATTGGAAATGGGCTACAAGGATTTACAAAACGACGTTAACCGTCAATTATCTTGGGATGGCACTGCTGATTTAGCTCGTCTAAACGCAGGTGCAGCCGGTTCGCAAAGCATCGTCGTAAAAGGACGAGAAGACGGCGAGCCAGCACTAAAGTTCTTAGATGTTGGAATGGTTATCGACGTTTACACCAGCACTACTTTGACTGCATCGGGCTTAACTATTCAGTCGATCACTGGTGGTCCAACTGACACGACTGCAACACTTGTTGTTGACACTCCTGTGACAGTTAGTGCCAACGATATCGTCGTACGCAGCGGCTCGTATGGTAACGAGATTCAAGGTCTATTAACTCAGTTAGATGGTGCAACCTCTACTGTGTTTGGTATTGACCGCTCGTCTTACCCCATCACTCAAGGTAACGTTGTTGATCTTAACGGCGCGCAAATGACTCTTGATTCACTTCAACAGTTATGGAATGCCGGTAAATCACGCGGCGGTGCTAAGTACTCTGCTATTTACTCAGACTTTGACAGTCTACGTATGTATCAGAAACTTTTGACTGCTGATAAACGATACATGAATACAATGAAGGGCGATGGCGGTTTTTCGTCTGCGTCTGAGTCGTATTTAGAGTTCAACGGTATCCCATGGGTTGCCGATAAAGATTGTCCTAAGCGAGTGATGATGCTTTCAAAAGACGCTATTGAAAAATACGTTCTTTGTGAAATGGAGTTCGCCGACGAGACAGGCTCTATGTACATTCATCAAGTATCTGCCGATGCTTTTGAAGTGCGAGTTCGCCAATTTTGTAACCTGTTCAACAGCCATGCAGCCGCTTGCGGTATATTGGTTGACTACGTTTCGCCGTAATAGGGGATTGAACTAGTGTCGCAAGCCGAGGCTTTAACTTTAGCACTTAAGCGTTATGACAAAGAGTTATACGCAAAAACCGTCCACAGTGGCGTCACTTGTGTATTTCGTAAAGGCTATAAATTAAACGACTATGAGTATGAAGGTGATACCTACAGATGGCTAGAAAGAGACGATGCACTTGTTTGCAGTCTCACCGATACCTGGGGTTTACAGGGAAAGCCAATACCGTGGGGTATAGAGCCGGTGCTTGCGCACATCAGAGCAATCGATCTTTTTAATCGAGACGATATTTTTGAACAGTTAATGAAGGATAATGAAAAGGTGCGAGAATCTAAAGAGAGAAGCTTCAAGACTACGACTGAGTCTTTTTTGCTGGATTTTCGCGACGGATTTAAAAAGGATTTCAAGGATATCCGCGTAGCAAATATGGATATGACTTTAGATCCAAGACGTAAATTTGATAAAAGGAGAAAATACGATGGCTATTGTAAATAGAGATAAAGACAGTTCAGAGCAGGTCTACACGGTAGAGTTTGCGACAAACACGGTTGTTGCAGTTAGTGCAACATTATACGCAGGTGCGGTATCAAGCCCAGGCCAACTTTTGGAAACAAAAGTAGCTGGTTGGGGTTTATCAGGCGCTCCAGTTTACACAGTACAAATTCACCGCTGGACTTCTGCTGGTGCGACTATCATTGCGTTAGGCGGCGGCTTAACTCTTGGTGGTGCATTTGGTTTATCTGGTGCGATGGTTGGTGAGACCTATGTAGCTAACTCTTCACTTGCTGCTCTTCAAGCTGGTGACGTGTTAGTTCTTAAGTCTTCTGGTTCCAACACTGCATCGAGCGCATTGGTAGCGAATTTCGTTATTAAAGCGACTCAAGACATTAAAAAGACCCACGACATTTAACCTGAGTAGTTCACCTCTATGATGGTTTTACTTGGGCTCTTTTGGTTATCCCCATCGGGGCCCAAGGATTTTAAAGGATGAGTTATGGCATTAGGTACAGCTACATTACCGCTTTTCACTCCACGCGGCGGCGGCTCAGGCGGCGGTGGTGGCGGGTCATCTTTAATATGGGCTGAGCCTGGTAACTCACCAATTTTAAGCTTCACCAATAACGTAGAGTCGTATGCGTTTGGCTTAGATTTAGAACAAGAATTATACACGACTATCAGAGTGCCATCGTCTTACACGGCTGGCGGACAGATAAGTCTTAAAATCTTATGGTATTCGCCTGACTCAAGTGGGGATGTGTTAATAAGAGCACAGTCAACATTGATCAGAAGTGAAGTTGATGCAATCACATCAACGACTAATCAAAGGACCACCACAAATGCAGCTGTTACCGTTTCTGCTGGAACGGTGAACGAGCCACAAAAAGTAACGCTTGATGTGACCTCTAGCTCTGGTCAGGTCAACAGTGTGGATGTTGGTGCGGGTGATCTTTTGATAATTCGTTTATATCGGGATGCAAGCGACACGGCTACAAGTGATGTGCAGTTTTTATATCAATCGTGTGACGTGACGTTTACTTAAAAGAGTGGGGTTTTAATGCGCTGGTTTGTTTATTTAGTAATTTTGATTTTATCGCTACCGCTGCTCGCCACTTTAAACGATGTCGATAAGGCCATGATATTCCCGAAGAGTATTTTAAAAAACGGCGGCTTTGAAAACGGCAAGGCCGACTGGTCGGTATCAAGCGGATCTTTTTCTATTACATCAAGTGGCAGTAACTTACTAACCGGCAAGGTCTCAGCGTTATGGGATGCGTCGGCTGCGAGTATAACTTTAAGCGCTGGTGCGGTGACGGTGCCAAACGGACTCAAAGGTAAAAATGGCGTTGCGGTAATTAAGACCATGGTGCCAAGCGGGACGGCTGCACATAGCTTTCAAGTCTGGGATGGCACGAGTGTCTTAGGCACTATGACGATTGCGTCTAGTACTATTCCTACTTATCAATATTTAAACTTCATTATGCCTGGATCTGGAACCGTTAGCCCAAGGTTAGTTTCGAGTGCGGATGAACCGATGATCGTTTTAGATGACGCGTGGCTGGGCGACGCGCAAGAGATTAATTTAACGAATATTAGTCAGGCGACGTTTATTGGGAGTGCTTATTTTGCAACGACTGCCAATTGTCTGGCGTCGGTTGGAAGCACTACAATTGCACAATTTGGCACAGATTCCGATTGTCCTGGTCCAACAGTAGAATCAAATCCTGGTCCTGGTGTTATTCAAACCACTGACTCAAACTTTCCGAGAGTTACGTTGAACAACTTGCCGCCAGGCCGATATAAGGTAACGGTAATTGGCGGGTTTAATTCGAGCGGCGGGGGCAGAACCGCAATTGCCATCTATGATGGTTCTACATTTTCATCTAATTGTGCGGTTTATGGTACCACTTCAGGAGTTGGTTCAGGAGTGTGCGAACACTTTTTTGAATACTCGACGAGCGGAAATAGATCTTTTGAAATTTACGGTGCAACATCTTCTGGGAATATTAACTGGGTGAATGACACTAACGCGATGTCGCTCAAATTTCTATTTGAACGCTACCCACTCTCATCAGAGCAAGCCTACCGCCCAAGCCAGGTGCCGTTTTTGTGGCGTGGCCGACACCCTCAAGGGTGTTCTTGGTCTATGGCTGCAACGACTATTTCAACAATAACCGTTGGCGATGCCTCAAGCTGTACACTAGCTGAGGACGTGAATGTAAACGCTGGCACTGTGGCAAGCACGACCAACGGGGCTTTATCTTTAACGCCTGGGATTGTGTGGACACCGCCAAAGACTGGGATATTTCAGGTTTGTACTAATACGATGTGGTCCTCGTCAGTGGCCATGCTTGCTGGGCAACGCTTAGAAGTGAACGGCACAAATTATTCTGAAACAATGGGAGATAGTTACACAGGCACAGCTATCAATGAATTGAAAGGCTGTGCGATGTTTCCCGTTAACACGCTTGGCGGAATTACAGTTGTGGCCAGATACGTGGTTAATACTGGGACGGCCACGCTTAACGGTAGTAGCACATATACACCAAACAAAACTATCGATTGGTCGATCATTGATCTTAGCAATTCATTTCCAGCCCCGCTGCTGCTCCCAATTTATCCGCAGATAAAGGCCAAAGTTAGCTTTGATAATAGTGACACAGCTTCGGATCTAAGCGGAACATACTCGAGAACCGGAACGACCGTCACGGTCACAGCTACAAGTCACAATCTTCAAGTTGGCCACTACGTCTATGAAGATTTCACAAGCGGCACGGCTGTTGACGGCGCGTTTACCGTGACCTCAGTAATTGATGCCAACAACTTTACCACTACACATGGAACGAGCGGGTCAACATCCGGCAATATCACGCTTAAACGAAGAACAGTTAGAAGTGGTTCTTTTAATATTGCAAATATCACAAATATAGCTAGCACCACCGGCCAGTTCGCAGTTAATTTTTCTACGTTTATGAGCACGACGGGTTACACTGTCACATCTAATTGCGCTGGAACGGCGGCAGGGTCTACTACGTTTAACACAAGTTGTTTTATCACCGCTGGCGAAAGTTCTACGGGCTATAACACTGGTTATTACTTTGGAAAGAATCAAACCGAGGGCGGGGACGGGCAAATTTCGCTTGCGTTTGCCTCGCCCTGGGTAACTATAAATTTTGTGGAGTAGCCAACTAATGTTTTGCATAGGTTCCAAATAGGGGGAGTGAGTGGATAACTGGTATTCAAAAGTGGCAAAGACGGGACTTTTAGGCACTAAAGCTAAACTCTCCGCAGAGACCGACCGTGCCGAGTGGTCGATGCCAGCAAAAGACCCAAAAGACGATGCGAAAAAGAAGGCCATCAATCTCGCTATGGGAATGAAAAAGGGGTAATAAATGTCTAGGACTTATGGTGTAGCGTTTTCTAATTCAGACCCAAGGCTATACCCAAGCCTAGCCCCAACCTTTTTAGCATTTAACAAAATGTCTGATGGCTCTGCTATCTCACCACCTGCAATTTCTCAACTTTTAATACCAGGCGTTTCAACTACTGGGGTTTATCAGTTTAATTATACGGCAAGTTTTGCGGTTTACTTCTTACTCGATGGCATCACTACAACGACAGCTAGTGAGCGTTATGTTTACGGCATTTTAGACCCAATCCAAGCTGTAGACGTTCAACTGGCAGAGTACTCGGCCACATTCACAGCAGCAAATTCAACGCTTGTCGCCATCGGCACTAGCAACATAGCTTTAGGCACTACAAACGTGGCGCTTGGAACGACAAACGTTGCGATTGGTACAACGGCTGTATCTTACGGAGTGTTAAACCTAGCTCTTGGCACTAGCATTTATGCGACTACTACAACTTTGATTGCCATCGGTACAACACTGACGGCACTCGACACCAAAATTGGATCTACTGCATCAAGTTTTGGTACAAGTGCTGCTGACCCTGTTGATTTGTATGGTTACTTAAAGCGCATTCAAGAATTTCTCGAGGGCGATGCGACGTTTACAAAGCTTAGTGGTGCTTGGGATGTTAAGTCTCGAGGCGGCTCACTACTTGCGTCAAAAACTTTAGTTAACACAAGTTCAGCGGTGACAAAGGACTAATCGTGGGATTTCATTTCTCTCATAAAAGGGGGATAACCTATGAATAGGCCGACTATTGCGCTCGCGTGCATTCTTAAAGATGAAATCAATCACTTACCAGGGTTTTTAGACTCAATCAGTGGGTGTTTTGATGAAGTATGGCTCACTGATACCGGATCTACTGATGGCTCTTTAGAGTACATCGCAGGCACTCAAGCAGCGGCTCTTGCTGGTTGCGATATCACAGTTAAAACCTTCAAATGGATCGATGATTTTGCTGCGGCTAGAAACTTCTCAATGGAGGGGATCAAGACCGACTACGTAATGTGGATGGATCTTGACGACAGGCTTTCAAGCAAAGAGGACTTTAAGCGTTGGCGAGATAATGTGCTCATCACTGCTGACTTTTGGCTTGCACCTTACAACTACGCGTTTCAAGACGAGGCGAGAACAATCCCCGCTTGTGTATTTACCCGCGAGCGAGTGATTAAAACTGCTAAGCGGTTTGAGTGGCGTTATAAAATCCACGAGGGCATGATTGCCGGTGAGCATGTACAAGCGCAGATGGTTTCTAACTGGACCGTTGACCACCATAGGACCACACAAGACTATGAAAAAGATTTTACTCGCAACGTTTCTATGCTTGAAAAAATGGCAAAGACAGAAGAGTTACCGCCGAGGCTTAAATTTTACTACGGCAAAGAACTTTTTGATAAACAGCGTTTTGCAGAGGCTTACACTTGGCTTGATCAAGTGGTTGATAACCCGTCGTTAGAACACCACGACCGAGTGCTAACATTCGAGTACTTATGTAGGTCTTGTTTACACAGGTTCCACGTAGAACAAGAGCATAAACTCACAAAAGACCAAGATATGATGCTTTTAGCAAAGTGTTTTTCTTTGGCCACTCAAGGTGTCACGCTCGAGCCAAACAGAGCTGAGCTATATTGTTTAGCTGCTGATGCGTTGATTAAGATGGGTAGAGACCGTGACGCTGTACCTTTTTACGCAGCGGCGTCTAAGTGTTCAAAACAAAACACAGGCGGATTTTTATTTATCTCGGCTGCGGCTTACGACCATGTACCAATGGACCAAATGGCTAGACTTCAGTTTAAGATTGGGGATCTAGCCGGTGGGATTTCAACGGCTAAAGAATCTTTTCTAAAATTTAAAAACCCTGAGACCGAAAAGCTCTTAACCGAAATGCTTAACATCCAAGGCAAGGTTTCAAGCTTTGAGCAAAAAGGCCAGATTGAGACAGATGAGATTGTGTTTACGAGCCTACCAGGTGGACACCCTTATCCGTTTGACGAGGCAGTATATAAAGAAAAAGGAATTGGCGGCTCAGAGACGGCGCTTGTTGAGGTTGCATCGCACCTCAAACGTATGGTTGGCCCAAGGCGGGTCATTGTATTTAACACGCGTGAGACTGATTGGACCGCGCCTAGTGGGGTAGAGTATTTACGTTCACAAAACATGCACGAGTACTTTGCTAAATATAGACCTTCGGCTCACTTTGCATGGCGACATAACGTTAAGCTCACCGATGCACCGACTTATCTCTGGGGCCATGACTTAATCACTCCAGGGGCTAGGGCATCGAATATCTATGAAAAGCATATCTGCCTATCGCCGTTTCATAAAGAGTACTCTAACGTCACGCAAGGCATTCCAGACCATAAGATACATGTGTCTAGAAATGGTGTGAATAAAGAGCGGTTTTTAACCGACATCAAGAAAAACGAAAACAAGGTCATATTCTCGTCATCGCCAGACCGAGGGCTAGAGTTTGCGATTGATATTGTAAAGCAGGCGCGACAAAAGTCAGGCCTACCGCTTGAGCTACACGTCTACTATGGTTTTGAGAATCTTTATAAGTATGGGCTTAGTGCGCTAGCTGATAAACTAAAAGCCGAGGTCGATTCAAACGAGTGGATTAAGTATCATGGCAATGTGAATCAGGACCGTCTAGCTCGTGAAATGCAAGAGGCGGCTGTTTGGTTATATCCTGCAAACTTCATTGAGACCTACTGCATAACTGCGATTGAGTGCATGTATGCAAAGTGCTTTCCTTTGGCTCGAGAGATTGGGGCACTTAGAGACACACTTAAACCGTTTCATGAACAAGGCATGGCAAAGCTTTTATTCAAGGGTGTTTTTACACCAGAAGAACGTGGCGAGTGGGCTGATGAGCTGATTAAAATTATGAATAACAAGTCTTGGGAATGCATAAATATGCAGGGTTTTGACTATACTTGGCGCGGTGTTGCTGTTGATTTTATGAAATTAGCCGGCATTCAATCCGATGAGAAAGTTAAAGAACGATTTAACCCTATGCCCATATCTCGCTTTGGGGATTTTGAGGGGCGCTTGTGAGGTTAGATGGCCGTCAATGATGTTTTAGTAAACGGCATGGCCTTGAACAATCAGGGCCTAACAGAGACTAACACCATTAACGGCTATGGCTTAAACACGTTTGGTCTAGTGTGGGAGTGTGGCTCATTTTGGTTTGGGCCATACTTGACCAATAACGCCACTTTAATCTCAACGACATGGGCCCTTTGTGGCACTACAATAACAACAAGCTGGACGCTTTGCGGATCTACTATTTCAACTAGCTGGTCACTGTTTACTACAAGTGATCAAAGCTGTACGGAGATTTAAAACATGACGTTTCTTCAAATGCAGGACTTGGTTTTATCTTGGCTAGACGATGTAGACGCGGGTTACTTCACAAGGGCTCAAGTCAAAGTGTGGCTTAACAATGCTCAAGTTGAAGTACAAAAAACAGTAGATCAAGCTTTTGAGGGTCACTTCGTTAAATGCGTTGAAACTACTTTAGTGGTGAATCAGCGAGAGTATGAACTGCCGACAGACTTTAAGCGGCTGATGCGACTAGAAGTGGTGTTATCGGGCTCAAGTTTTCAAAACCAAAGTGTTCAAGTCTTAAATAAAGTGACAAGAAACCAGCAGGATGTTTTTGCCCGCTCTGGTACACCGATGGCTTACTATTTCAAAGGCACTCAGCTTGTACTAGTGCCAGTGCCATCAGAGGCTAAGACGTTAAGAATGGAATACACCTACAAGGTGCCAGACTTATCGGCTGATGGTGATGAGTCAGAGATTCCAGAGCAATACCATGAGTATGTGAGTTTGCTTGCTGCTCGAGACGGGTTTTTAAAAGACGGTAGAGACATTACCACTATTAAATCAAAACTTGATGACTATGAGACGGCGCTAAAAAGAGACGCTGAGCAAAGAAATGCAGACCAGCCCCGAACTGTGGTGCAGACTATTTATGATGAATCAGGCGATGAGTGGTATTAGATGGCGTATGACCCAATTCAAATTGAATTGTATCAAAACCTTCGAGGCATTAACGAAAAGGCTAGCGAGTACGTTGTTGGCGACGGTTACTTTCTTAATCTTAGGAATTTTGGTTTTGAGCGTCCTGGGGCTATCGTTTCTCGTCCTGGTACCACTGATTTTGCGAGCCTTGGGTTTAATACCTTCATAGCTATACCGCGTGGCCTTGCTCAATACTCTTATCAAAACTTAGGCGCTGGTGAATCGTACACAGTGTTTGATACTGGCAACAGGCTATTTAGTCTAACAACTACACCTGTGCAATTAAACGCGTCGTTAACCGCTAACGCTACAACAAGTTATCCGTTTGATTTTATCAGTGCAAAAAACCGTCTTTACTACACTAACGGGCAGGTGTTTTCGCATTTGGGTGTGACAAAAGCTACAGCCTACTCGGTGCCTGGTGCTACAAGGTTTTTAGCTGGTGGTATGTCGTTAACTGATGGTGGCCTTGGCGGACAGACTACAATTTTACCATCGGGAACGTATGTTGCGACTTATTCCTATGCAAGGGCCATTGAGGGCTATACAACATTGTTTACTTATCCAGGTCCACTGGGGCAGTTTGAAGTTGGTGAGAGATATGAAGGCCCAACGTTTAGATTTGTAAATCTAGCCAATACTTTAGTCGCTCAAAGCCCGAGGCTTTATTTAGACGGTATTCAAAGGGCTGATTTTTATCCAGATACGGCGCCTTACGGTGTAACGTATGTTGCCATCTGGGTAGCATACCCAGGTGAAACGTTCACATTTATTAACATTATAGACCCTAGTGACTTGAATGCTATCGAGTGGAGTATAAGTCACCCGTTAAACGACACAGGCCCAGAGCCAGACCAAATCCCCAATTTTACATTGGTGCCACGGTATTTAGAGATTTATAAAAACATGCTCTTTATGTCTGGGTTTTCGTCAACGCCATCAATTGTTTGGCACTCTGAATTTGATAATGAATTAGTACTACCAGAGAACTTTATCGAAGTAAGAACGGATAACGGCGATAACATCACTTGTCTTAAGACTTTTCAAAATACGCTCGTAGTTTTTAAGGCCAATTCAGTTCATGAGATTAACGGCGATAGTCCAGAGACATTATCTTTAAAAGATATGACTCTCGAGTACGGCTGTGTGAATAACGAGGCGGCGGTAGTATTTGAAGACAGACTTTGGTTTGTAGACAAGCGTGGGATTTGTGAGTACGCCGGATCTAACACGTTTATGGTGAGTGATGCAGTTAACGAGACATTTAAGACGCTGGACGTAACAAAAGCCAAAGCGTTTCACGTAAAAAAGCGTGATGAGGTTTGGTTTTCGTTTGGTTCAACATCTTTGATTTACAATTACTCTAATCAAGCATGGACTATTTACGACGGGTTTGACGTGCAGTTTGGAATCGGTGCAGAGATTTTAGACTATGGTGTCTCGACTGCGGATTTAAGTTTTATGAGGACAGGCACTAGCCACTTTCAATTAGTGCGATTTAAAGACGATGTTTACTCTGATAGAGGCACGGCTATAACTTTAATTGCTGAAACGCCTTACTTTAAGCGTATGGGCGATTCTACCCAAGAAATGTTTAGACGCTTTTATCTCGATGCAGACAGAGTGTCGGCAACATTAGCGGTTACTTTGTCGATTAAGTCTAATTACTCAGACTCTGCATCATTCTTATATTCGTTTTATTTAAACTCATTTCAAAAAAGAACTGAGACGGCTGTTAGTGCTAAGGCAGTTAATTACACTTGGGTGTTACAGGCCACAGAAAAAATCACAGTTAACGGTTATGCAATCCACGCTAGATATTTGAGGTCTGTGTAATGGCTTATCAAAAACTAAAGCAAGAGCATTACAATAACTTCGGCGGGATTAACGTCTTTGATTCTCAATACCAGACTGGCGAGACTAAGTTTTTAGATTTAAGAAACTTTACGTTTGAGCGTCCTGGTAAACTTAGCTCAAGGCCTGGTCAAGAGTATCACTTAACGCTTAATTCGGCGACGTACTTAGTAAAACCAAAATCATCGCACCAGTTTGTAAAACGCGATGGTGCAAGCTACATAGTTTTTGACTCTGGCACCACGCTTCACGCGTACAACGGGGCTTTTGTTGGTGTGTTTGCATCGTTAACGGCAAATGTGACCACGGCTTTACCGATAGACTTTGAGGCTTACGACAATCTAGAGTTTTTCGCTAACGGGCATGTGTTTGGAATCTTAAAAGACACTGACGCATTTTACTATAACCTGCCAACGACTGCTGAAACGGGCCAAACAATACTTGGCATTTCATTTAACACGGCACTCACCTCAGGGCCTACAGCGGTGCTTGGCACTGGTGCATGGATTGGCTCATTTGAATTTGCAAGGGGCTATAGCGATATATATCAAGGCCCATTTCATTATCCAACGTTTAGAAATAACAAGTTTGGTGAGCCGCTTTTTAACCCAGAGCAAACCGCATCAATTTCACCGACTTTAGTTAGTCGTGGTAGATGGGTTATGTGGGGTTTTACTATAACTCCTGGGTATGGAATTTCTGGCATTATCCCGTTTATTAAATACACAATTGGCGCGACCATTTTTAACTCTGCAACACCTGTTGCTGCTTACTTGACCACGTTTGGCGGTGGTGTGACTTACTGGGCTGCTGAGTTTGACCATCCAGCGACTGATGCAGGCTTTGACTCTAATAGATCGAGCTTTACGATTGCACCGCAGTATTTGGGTTTGTTTAACAACCAACTTATGATGGCGGGCTTTAGTTCAAGCCCCTCAACGCTTTGGTTTAGTGAACCTGGTGAACCTGATAACGTACAGCCTGATAACTTTATTGAGTTGAGGTCTGGTGAGGGTGAGTCAATCACTGGCCTTGAAGTGTTTCAAGACGCGATAATAGTTTTTAAGAAAAAGCGAGTGTTTGAAATCTCAGGTCAAGACGCTGAGAGTTTTCAGTTAAGAGAATTGACCAATGAGTATGGTTTAATGGGCGATAGAGCAAAGGTCGTTTTTGAGAATCGTTTATGGTTTATGGACTCTTCTGGTGTAATTGAATATGACGGGGCTAATTTTAAATTAATTAGCGAGCCTGTTACGCTTTACCTAGATCAAGTCGATAAGTCTAATGCGTATGCGGTACACGTTAAGAAAAAGCGTCAAGTTTGGTTTTGCGCCTCCTCTAAGTGTTTCGTTTATGACTATGATGTTGGCGCTTGGACCATATTTGATAACGTTAGTCTTGATGCAGTCGCTGGTGCATTTGTACCTTCATATGGTGCGACGAGATCGGATGTTTCATACTGGACGACTGGCACTAGTTTTCATGAGCTTGTACGCTTTGGCGATAGTTTATCTACTGACTTTGGGGTTGCCATCACACTGGTTGCACAAACTAGGTTTCATAAACGGCTAGAGCACACTACCCAAGAATTATGGCGTCAACTTTATGTAAACCAAGACATCACGGGCTCAACACAAGGGCTCACTATGCAGCTCATCCCCGACTATGGCACTTCTGTTTATGCAGCGCGTTCAACCTATTTAGATGATTTCCAAAAGCGAGTTCAGTTTGGTGTTTCGTCCAGGTCTTTATCGGTTAAATTCATAATGCAGGCTTCACAGCCGATTAGTTTTAACGGGTATGCTTTAGAGTCGAGATTTTTAAGAAAGGTATAGACGTATGATCCCTAGAAATTGGTGGAACGTTATTTCTATAGCCGATGAAAAGGAGAGGGGCCAAGCCATCACGTTGTTTTTAAAGGATATCTACAACATACTTAACCGAGGGGTATTGTTTAAAGATAACGTTAAAGGGGCTTTGCTTGAGGTCACGTTTGGGGCTGCTGACACCGAAGTTGAAGTACGTCACGGACTGGATTTTGTACCAAACAATTATCTACTGGTTGGCTCTACAGCCGCTTTGTCGCTTTATGATGGGGTAACTGAGAATGATAAAACCTTTTGCTATATACGGAGCAACGCTACTGGCACGGCCAGAGTGTTTTTCTTTTAATGCACTGCCCATATCTTGATTACATAGAAGAAACCGGAGTGATGAAGGTGGTGAGAAGTCCTAAAGGATTTGCCACTTATAAAATCTACGGTAACGAGTGCTACATAGAAGACATTTACGTGTTGCCAGAATATCGCCGTGAAAAAGTCGCATCACTTTTAGCCGACCTTGTCGCTGAGCGAGCAAGACAAAACGGCTGCGTGATGTTGACAGGCTCAGTTAACTTATCAAGACCAGACCCGTCGCTAAGTCTTAAAGCTTTAATTGGTTATGGAATGAAGTTTCATTCGACCAAAGACGAAATGGCTTATTATGCAAAGGAATTATAATGGGTAAAAAGTGGAGACTGCCTTCATTAAGTCAGGTTGTTAGAGATCCAATCGGGCACTTGTTAAGAGGGGATGGAATCACCGCTCTTGGCGCTGCTGCAATACCAGGATTTGGCGGCGCTCTTGTTGGAGGGCTTGGCACCCACCTTCTAAAAGAGCCCGTTAAAAATATGATTAGTCCGCCAAAATTACCAGGTGTACCTTATCATGCAGAGCCTCGTGCTCAACAAAATGCGCTGATCAATAACCAACTCTCTGCGGCTGACAAATATCGACAAAACTTAGGTAACGCCATCAATGAAGAAACCGCCGCCTCACGTGCTGGTATTCAAGGCGAATTGCAAAGTGCTACAAGGGATTTAAGAGGTCGGTCAAACGCCTCTGGAATGCTGTTTAGCGGTAGACGAATGGCAGGTGAAGGCGGATTAGCTAATCAAGCCTCTCAGCGTTTAGCTCAGGCAAGATCCGGTGCAATTCAAAAGATGTTAGGTCAAGAGCAAGCCATGTACGCTCAACCACTACGATCAAGAGCCAACATTGCAGAAACGAATATGGATCAGCAAGGTTTACTCGATAAATATCGCCGTGAAACTGATTCTCAAAGAACACAACTAATGACCACAGGCATGGGTTATCTTGGTCAGGGAATAGGTCAGTATTATGGCGATAAAAATAAAGGGGTATAGCGATGGGCAGAAAATTATCTAGATTTGGTGTTCCAAAAACAGGGTTACTTGGCCAAATGCCAAAACAACAAGCTCTTGCAAGCCAGCCCCAACAAGGGTTAGCGCCTGGTGTGATGCAAAAGCAAGACGGCATGATGCAAACCCAAGTGATGCCAGCAGTTCAGCCAGAGGCCCCAAAGGATAAGTTTTTACAACTAATGTCTTATCGCGACTATGCGCCTCAACAGGGCAGGGGTTTACTCGGTAACTTTGGCAATGTCTTTGGACGAAGGATGATGAAATGAGTTTTGTAAACGGACCAGGCGGCGGCGGATTTAGACTAAACCTACCAAAGCGTGCAGTAGACCCACAAGTCTCTACTCAAGTTATGCCAGGTGCAGCGCCACAAGAAGACCCGCTTAATAAGTTCTTAAACGAGGGTGCTCAAGAGTCACCAGAGCAATTATCAGAGCGTTACGGTAGCTTATTCGACGGCACCGACTTTGGATTTAAAAAAGCCGGTGGTCTTGGAATAGATCCAAGTGTGAGTGCTGCTTTAAATAAGCGTATGCAACACAATTTCACCAACATGGTAGGTCGTGAGCGTGGTGCGCTTATGAGACAAGTGCCACAAGATTTTGCTCAGCGACAATCTGTTTACCAGGGTTTGGCTGATGCGAATGTTAGACGTGTTATGGGAATTGAGGCACAAGCCGAGGCTGCACGACAAGCGGCTAAACAAAAACGAGGGGCCTTAACAAGTAGTTTACTTGGATTAGCTGGGGCTGCTGGTGGTGCTATGTTAATGCCTGCAAATCCAATGGCCGGTGCAATGATCGGTAGCGGAGTGGGCTCAACTGTCGGCTCACAATTATAAGGGGTATTTATGCCAGACTATGCAGATATAGGTATTGGGTTATTACACGGATTAAACAAAGGCATTGGGTCATACTACGACCAGAAAAAACAAAACGAAATGCTCAACGCTGAAATGAAGGCCAAGGGCTTAATTCGTCAAGGCGATGAGTGGGCACAAGATCCAGCAGAGCTAGCCAGAAAAAAAGCTGAAGAGAAAAGAAAGGCCATGCTCGAGCTTGCACCAAAAGGCCTAGAGCCTGTTTATGATGCTGACGATAATATTGTTGACATTAAACCATCTAAACATTTTGGATTGATTAATCAATCAAAATCATCAAGCAAAGCTAAAGTAGAGCCACTAACGGCTCAGGGTAAAATCGAAAAACTGCCAGCAGAGGCTAGAGCCCGTTTTGACAATTTGATAATGGCAAAAAACTCTATAGGTGATGTTAAAAAACATTTTAAGCCAACCAAGGGTAAAGGCTTTTTAGACTCGATGGGCGCAAGAGCTGAGCGGGTTGGAATGTCGAAGTATTCAGATGCCGTTCAAATGGTGACAGAGGCCATTGGTCGAATGCAGTCTGGTGGTGCAATCGGTAAAGAAGAGGCTAGGGCTTATATTAAAATGCTGCCCACTGCTTTTGACTCAGATGAACGAGCAGAAATTAAATTATCAACACTAGAATCAGAGCTAGGGAATAGATTAAGGGGCTATGGGTTAGATCAAGGCGACTTAAGTTCGGCTGGCTATTTACGCCAACCAGTCGCTGAAGAAAAAGCCGGCGAGGATGGCTTGCTACAGCCTGGTGCACAAGCCCAAGGCTCATTCCCAATGAAGCTAAGACGTGGCAATGAAACGGCCACAGTTAACAGTCCAGAAGAGCTACAAGAGGCGACTGCCGAGGGTTTTCAATGAGCTGGCGAGATACGATAAAAAAAGAGCCACAAGCAAGTGGCGGATGGCGCTCAAGTATTAAAGCAGAGCCCGAGGTATCCCTGGGCGACAAGGCTTTGGCTGGTCTAGAGGGTTTTGGTAGAGCAGCAACATTTGGATATTTGCCACAGATTCAGTCTGGCGTTTCAAAGGTTATTGAAAAAGTAGGCGGGTTTGAGCCCGAGTCTTACGTTGACTCGCGAGATAGCTTTAATAAGCGAGCCGATAAACTAAGAGAAAAAGCTCCAAACACATTTTTGGCTGGTGAAATCGCAGGCTCACTTGCGACACCAATGCCTTATGCTGGGGTTGTTAAGGGTGCTGGTCTAATTCCAAAGATTGGCCGAGCAGCTTTGCAAGGTGGTGCGCAATCAGCACTTTACAATCCAGGCGATGTTGAGGGCGAGGTTAATCCACTTCAACTTGGAGACAGGGCATCGAATGCGTTAAGTGGCGGGCTAATGAGTGGCGCTGGACAAGGTGCCATGGGGCTTATTGGTAAAACAGCATCTAAGTGGGCCAACAAGGCCAAGGGATTAAGACAGATTGCTGATGACACAGCCATTGAATCGTTGGGCTCTAAGAAAAAGCATGTTTTAAATTTACTAGAGCATGGCAAAGACGAGGATGTTGCTAAATACGTAAGAGATTCTGGAATAGTTAAAGCTGGCGAGAGTTTTGAAGAGGCACTTAATAACGCTGAAAAGATAAATAAAACAATTGGTCAAAAAATAAAAGGCATTTATACGGCAGTTAAAGAGACTGTGAACAACCCAGCATTTTTACAAAGCCTTGACAAAAAATCAGCTCATGTACTTTTGAAATCAGAGCTAGTGCCAGCGCAAATTGAAAACGAAGTATTGGCAGAGGTCGGTAAACTCGTCAAAGGTAAATCGGGCTCTTCTGCTGCACTTGGCAGGGTTAAATCTGCAATTGCTGGAATGAAAGAGATTGGTGATGTGGCAGACATTGACCAAATGTGGGATTTTAGAAAGTCCTTAGATAAGGTAATTGATTTTGATGCCCCGCCACAAGACAAAGCACTTATCACTGAAGCCTTGCAACATGCGCGTAAAATTATCAGCCAAAAAATTGAGGCTAGGGTCGCCGCATTTGATAAAGTTAAAAACCACTTGGCAAAAGCGGGCATCCCATCTGATGCCCTTGGCGAATTAAAGACCCTCAACAAATCTTTTTCATCGGGTATCACTGCTGAGCGTATTTTGAGAGACAAGGTCGCTGGCGAGGCGGCTAATCGTCGCATGGGGTTGATACCCTCTATAGTTGGAACTACAGCAGGCGGGCTTTATTTGGGCAACCAAATGGCCACAGGCGAGGCTGATGCGGGCGACGTGGCAATGGCTGCTGGACTTGGACTCCTCGGTGGTAAAGCGACTAGGCTTGCTAGAAACTACGGACCAGCTATTGCGACAAAAGCCGCTGATAAGCTTGCAAATTTAGCTGAGAAAGATCCAACGGCAAAGCTCGCCAAAGGCATTAGTAAAGGCATTAAAAAGATCCCAGCACGAGTTACAGCCGACGTGGTTAGTCGCGGGCTTTTATCACCAAGGCTTGACTCCAATGAATGACTTCTCATCAACTTCTAACTCTGGTCTTTTAAAAACGGATTACAATCCTGAAAAAACCGCTGACTCTGATTTAGTGCAAATGCTCAGAAAAAAGCGCCAGCGAATTGCGGATAATAAACTAGGCATTCAAGATCAATTCCCAAGAGAAACAACTGAAAGCGAGAAAGTGACACTTGGACCGCTCAAAGGCTGAGTCGATGATTAAGACAATAGCAAACTTTAACGGGGTAGATCCCGACTTAGCTATTGCTATTGCAGAAATCGAGTCAAACTTTGATGAGTTTGCAATCCGTTTTGAGCCCTCTTGGAAATACGCATTTAACTGTGATGTGTTTGGTAAAAACGTCGGCATAACAGAGGATAGCGAGCGCATTGTGCAGATGTGCTCAATTGGCATGATGCAGACCATGGGCACTGTGGTTAGGGAGTTAGGCTTTAGGGGTAACCTTTTAGAGCTAACAAGGCCAGAGTGCGCAATTAAGTACGGCTGTTTAAAAATAAAAGAGCTGATGAAACGACACTCTTATCAAGACGATTTAATCTCAGCTTATAACTGCGGTACACCTAAAAAGATTGATGGCAAGTACACAAATGAAGTTTACGTGTCTAAGGTAAGAGCAGCGTTTGCTAAACGAAAAATATAGGGGGCTTTATGGAGTCAAAAAAACCGTGGCAGTCTAAGACAAACTGGGTAGCGTTAATTATTGCTGTGGCGTCGTTTTTCCCACAAGTGCAAGCCTTAATCATTTCAAATCCAGAAGGGTTTGGGGTTTTAGTGTCTGGTGTGTTCACTGCACTAAGGTTTGTTACTAAAGACAAAATTGTGATTAAGTAGGGTTTACTATGAGCGAAGCTAGACGCAAGTTTTTAGAAAAACAACAGCAGTTAATGGATCAAATGATATCGCCTCGTTATGAAGACTCTGGACGAGTGAAGTCATCAATCTTTGAACTGCCACAGTCGTATGTGTTTGGCCCAGCTCGTAGAGCAATTTCTGAGTATCAACAAGGCAAAGGCTTACTAGACTCTGCAAAAGCCGGTTATGAGCAAATGGGTAAAGACCCAATGACGGCACCAGAGTATGGTGATTTGGCTTTGCAAGCTGGGGCTGGCCCTGGTGTAGCTACCGCTGTTGATATGGCTTCAAACATTTTGGAACCAACTATGCCTGGTGTAGGACTAGGTGCTGGTATTGCTGGCACAGTGAAATCATCAAAAGCAGCGCAAAAGATTCTTGATGAGATCAGTACAGCAGAGCAAGCCACAAAACTAAGTGGACCAGCAAGAGAGAGATACCTAAAAGCCCTTGATGAGGTGTATGGGGATAGGGCTAAGCGAGCTAAGGAGATGGGGTTTGGTAAAAAAACCTGGTTTCACGGCTCATCATACGATATCGAGAAATTTGATCCAGAGTTTTTAGGTAAATCAACAAACGCGGGTAGCGCCAAGCAGGGCTTCTTTTTCGCAAGCGATCCACGGACGGCATCAGACTATGCCGACTTAGGTCGTTACAAAGGTGTGGTTAGGCCAGATGTTGCAGAAAAAATAGAATCAAAAGGTATGCGATATTCTGATGTCGATGAATTAAGAAATAATTGGCGACATCTTTTGAGTACAGCAGAGAGTAATAAAAAATATAGAAATTCAATTAAGGGCTGGGAGAAAAACAAGAATGCTGATTGGGTAGTCTCAAGCGCAAAACGAGAAGGGCTTTCGCCAGATGAGTTTGTAAGCCAAAAAATAGAAAAACTTAAATCATACATACGACCAATTCCAAAAAAACAAGAAGTCTTGAATGCTAAAAAGGCCTATGAAGACGGGTGGACAGAGTACGTATCCACAGAAAACGAAATGGCCAATAAATTATCAAAACACTATATTGACGGCACATATGGCAATAAAGAAGAGTTGGATTTAATCAATCGTGGGCTAGAAATAGGCAACGAAAGAAATATGGCCGCTGGTCAAAACGTTTTGCCAGTGCGACTTAAGGGCAAGCCATTAGTTAAAGACTACGAGGGCCAAGGTTATCGTGACGAGAAATACGCTGACCTTATGACATCAGCAAAAGAAAAGGGCCATGACTCCGTACTTTTTAAAAATACTTATGACCCAGCAGACAAATTTACAGATGTTGAGAACGAGGACATAGCCGCTGTCTTTGAGCCCAACCAAATCCGCTCCATCAACGCCGCCTACGACCCACGTTTTAAAGACAGCCCGCTTTTGATGGCCGGTGGTCTTGGCGGTGTAAACAAGGGTCAAGCTGCTAAGGCTGCACTACTAGAAAAACTTATGCGTATGAGCGATAGAGAAGAATGATGTTTTGGCTGGGATTTATCGCAGGTGTGGCGTGCGCGTATGTGGTGTTAGACATTCTTAAGGCTAAAGGGGAGCAACGTCATGAAAGGCTTTACAGGTGTTCTATCGAAGCCGCTCGCGTGGCTGGTAATAAGCTGCTTGATTTCTATACCAACGAAGAGCTTATCCGAGGTATCGCTAAAGGACTTGACCCTCTCGCACTCAGAGACGACAGAGCTAGGTCGATACATCAGAAATTGCGAGATCAACAAGAAAGTATTAAAAGCGACCGATGAATCATTAACCGCTTGTGAGTTTGAGCGCGAGTGTACAGACTTTGGTTGGAGTGGGATGATTTCAAGTTTTGCGTTTGGTCTTGTTATTGGTGCAGCTCTAATCGGTCACTAACTTTGTCTACTCTTTGATGAGCACGATTAGCCGTTTCTTGGGCTTTTTCAACACGAGAATCAAGTCTGCTTAAATACCAAACTGCTTTACCAGCAAAAACTAAAATAGCCCCAACAGTGCCGATGTTGGTTAGAATCAAGGTGCCAGTGAGGTAGTAAAATGCTGATGGGACTTCCATAGTTTAACTATTAGCTTTCCAAATCCAAATCTCAATAATATTTTGTGGCCCTGGTAGTCGCCTAGACCCATCAAGGCTCACTATTTGGCTATCGTTTTCAATAACGCCACACTTTTGCAAAATATCTTGTGGTAACTCGACTAGGTTTGACAGATCCGGTAAGTTTTTTCTGCGTCTAACGTCTTTGGTGTAAAAATCGTCAAAATAAAAGCGAAAGCAAGCGTGAATATCATCGGACGTAGGGACCGAGGTATTACACTTGCTCCGCTCAATATTAAGCATCATTAGTTGTTCGGCCTGTGTCAATGCTTTGCCTTTGCCTAAGAACGGTCGGTTAGTTCGGCTGTTTCTTAAAATAGGCCTGCTGTTTTTTTTAGAAACATGCGAGCCCACTTCAAAGCGTGCAAAGAAGAGTGGTTTATCATCCCTTGGTAGTGGTGGTCGCTCCATGCTTTTCGCCCCAGACTTTCATTTCATGTACCATCATTTTTTGTAAGTCAGATATAAACGAAATAGTCTCGTTCACCTTATGGTGAGTGACCACCTGTAGGTCTATGGTGAAGTTAGTATGCCCAAGCCTTACTTGGCCTTGGCTAAGCAGCAGAGCCCCGCCTAGCGGGTTTTCTTCTATCGACATATGGAAATCTACGTTTGAACTTTTGACGTTGTTTGTCATGTGTTACCCTTTTAGTGGCTGGGCGAGTGATTAGGGGTTTTATATGTGGTGACCCGCTAATTATGGACGATTGGTTTTCACTTGCCTAGCTCATGTGATTCGACCTAGCGTTATCAGCGATGTCAAAAAAAATCTTAGCTTTTGTTTACGATTTTGCTCATGAGAAGTCGGCTCTAGGTCTAACTAGGCTTAAAGAGTGTGGATTTGATGACGTAACTTGTATTGCCGCGCCAAAGAAAAAACTAAACATCACGCATAGCCAAACGAGAATCACTCCAATCTACTACTCGATGAGCCCTGAGCGACTCGCTAAAGCGTTTGGGTATAAGTACATAAAACAAGAGCACGACACTTTACCGAGTGGCAGTTTTGATCTAGGGCTAATCTTAGGTGCAAGGGTGTTAAAGGGTGTGACTCAAGAGCTACCAATTATCAATTTACATCCTGGGTTGTTACCGCAAAACAGAGGGCTTGATAATGTAAAGTGGGCAGTTTTTAAGTCTCTACCACAGGCGATAACGGCTCATATAGTTGATGAAAAAATAGATCGAGGCTCGTTCTTATTTGACACAATCGTTGATGTTTATCCTGACGACACGCTTTTAGATATTCACTTAAGGTTACTGCACGAGCAAATCGATGTGATACCGCTGGCACTTTCTAGCAAGCCTCAGCAAAAATTAGATATCGGCGTTTATCACTCGCCAATGACTCCGGCTCAAGATAGTTACATGCTAAAGCAATTTGATACGTATAAGCAAAACTATGAACTTATCAGGGGTTTAAGGTGAGAGCGTCGATAATGTTTTTGACTCATAATAGGCCACATATGGCGAGGCAAACGCTAGAGCAAAATCTTGCCAACACAGGGCTAGAGCCTCATGAATTTGAGTTATTAGTCACTTATAACCAGGCAAAAGATGAGCCCTTAATTGAGTACTTTAAATCTTTAAATTTAAGTGATCTAAGGCTCAATGTTTACAACGAGGGCGTGGCAAGGTCCTTAAATCAAATGCTTATAAGATCAAGAGGCCAAAATATGGTGTTTTTGCCGGATGATTTTTTAATGCCCGACGGTTGGCTAAAAGCCATGTGTGATTTTGCCGACGATATATCAATTGCAGGCGTCGTAGGTCTAGAGGGCCAAGATAGAGTGCTACCGCCGCACATAATTATCGGGGCATCTGGTAAAGAGTACGAGTGTGCATTTAAGCCAGAAGTCGATACATCAAACTTAAATAGTCTAGAGGGTGTGCAAATCTTTGGCGCTACGATGTTTACAAGACGGCTCATAGATAGAATCGGCGGTTTTGCAGAAATGTTTCATCCTTATGGATCAGAAGACTCAGACATTTGCTTTAGAGCGGTTTTAGTTGGGTTTTTGTGTGCTTATTTAAGAGGGCTTAAATCAAGGCACCTTGGGGTTGAAGAGGATAGGCCAAATCACGACGAGAAGGTAAAAGCGTTTTTTAGTAACGTTGGATTTTTAAGACAAAGGGTGTTTAATTATCAGCTTGATGGCTTATACGAGCCACTGCCAAAAAAGAGGGGTCCGCTTACATGATCGACGTAAAGATCGCAGACATTGAAATGGTCGCAATTGATGAGCTAAAGCCACACCCTAAAAACATGAATCATCATGACAAGAGCCAAATCGAGCGGCTGGCAAAGATTTTAGAATATCAGGGCTGGCGTTATCCGATTAAGGTTAGTAAACGCTCCGGCTTTATCACGAGTGGGCACGGCAGACTTTTAGCTGCCCAAGAATTGGGTTTAAAAGAAGTGCCTGTTAGTTATCAAGACTATGTAGACGATGACCAAGAGTATGCCGATATTGTGGCGGATAACAGCATTGCCTCATGGGCTGAACTTGATTTGTCGGCCATAAATAAAGAATTAGAGAATTTTGATCCAAGCTTTGATCTTGAATTATTAGGAATTAAGGATTTTGTTTTAGATGTTTCTGAGTACGAGCTAGACGAGAAAAAACCAAAAGACGAAAACCGCGAGGGTAAGTTTTTTTTAGAGTTAGAGCTAACGTGCGAAAAAGACATGATAGAAATGTATGACGAATTATTGTCGCGTGGCCTAATAGTAAGGTACAAATAAATGGCTGAGTACGGCATCCCTTACATGGGCTCTAAGGGCTCAATCTGTAATGAGCTAATTAAGGTTTTTCCTAAAGCTGATAATTTTTATGATTTATTTGGCGGTGGTTTTTCAGTGACTCACGCAATGCTTTTACGCAGGTCAAAAGACTTTAAGCAATTTCACTTTAACGAGATTAGGCCAGGAGTTTGCGAGTTAATTAAAAACGCAATCGCTGGCAAGTATAGCTATGAAAACTTTAATCCGCCGTTTGTAAGCCGTGAAGAGTTCTTTGGCCAAATCGACAAAGATCCAATGATTAAAATGCTGTGGTCGTTTGGCAATAACGGTAAAGATTATCTGTTTTCAAAAGAAATCGAGCCATATAAAAAATCGATGCACAACGCCATTGTGTTTAACGAGTTTGACGAGTTGGCAGAGAAAACTCTCGGCATGAAAAAGTTTAGAGATGACTACTCAATCAATCAAAAAAGACTTTTCTTACGTAACCGCGTAGAATTTTTTAGACTTACAAAAGTCCCTGAGTTTTTGTGGCCATATTTAAATGAAGACGCTTTACGAATTGTTAAAGCGCAAGGCCAAGTGCCAGATGGGGATATGAGAAATTTAAGGCAGTTGCAGCAGTTGGAGCAGTTGGAGCGGTTGGAGCAGTTGGAGCGGTTGGAGCAGTTGGAGCAGTTGGAGCAGTTGGAGCAGTTGGAGCAGTTGGAGCAGTTATCTTTTTACAACCAAAGCTATGATGAAGTCAAAATAAAAGACAATTCTATAATTTATTGTGACCCGCCTTATGCTGGCACTGCTGAATACGACGACAATAATTCCTTTAACCATAAGCAGTTTTTAGATTGGTGCGACAGCCAAACAAATCCTGTTTTTATATCTGAATACAATATTGAGGATAAAAGGTTTTCTCTTGTTTTTAAAATCAAAAAAAGATCCATGCTGGTTAGTGCTGGCCGAAAGGATAAGCTAGAGAAAATTTATTGCAACCACGCGGCGCTAAGGCTCGTTCGCCCTCGGCATAACCCATCTATCATCAGTGAACTGCCAGCCGTGGTCGAGTAACCACTTTTTAAACGTCGGATACTTATTTGTGAACGTGTAGCGCCCAAGAGCATGAAACCTTATATGGCACGCTCTACAGTGCGGGGCCACGTTAAATAAGAAGTCAGGGCCACCAGCCCCTCGGCTAATAACATGGCTTGGATCAGAAGGTGGTCGTTTGCCACATACGCAACAGGGCTCATTTCGCCTTAATTCGAGCACTGATTCGTCTATATGCCTTATGGGCTTTGGTATTTTAGGCATTTTGTCTCAAAATTATACATAAATTCGATTTGTACTACAAATAGCTAGACAAATGTACTACACCGCGTTATAGTGTTTATATAGAGGTGAGTTATGCAAATAAGAGCCTTGCTGTCAAAAGCTAAAGTCCACACGATAGACATCGAATGCCCATATTGTAGTGAGCTTATTGAGGCTAGTGAGTCAGTTTCTTGGTCAATCTATGAGTACGTACCTACTTTTTTAAAATGTGGTCACTGCGGTAAAACTAGTCGTACACCTAAATCAGTTAAGGGCCACAAGTTGGCTTTGGGATCGAAATGATCACAGAGCTAGCCTTCATAAGTCTATTTTACTCAAGACCTAAGCTTTTTATAGTGCTGGGTTTGTTGCCAGAGCTGGGCGCTTTAATCCTCTTTAGTATTTATTTGGTGAAGTATTTAAAGTGGTTAAACAACTAAAAACGAGGTGAAGTTATGAGTCGGATTTTGCTAGTTTTATTTGCCATTTTACTAAGTGCTTGCGGTAAAGATGGCGGATCGTCAAGCGGTGGTGAGTCGTGTGGTTCTAAGGCTTTGTTTTCGCAGTGGTCGTACATTAGCCAAGGAAATCCTATTGTACTTGATTTGACGGGCATTGTTTTAAACAAGCCTTTTCTTTATCAAGTAGTGGCCGGTGGTGGTGAGACTTGCCAAATGGAGCTGACGTTTACTGGCACTGAATGCACAGGTGTTGAGACTGTAGCCAATTCTACCTATACGGGCGGCGGGGCTGGTGACCCAGGATGTGTAAACTTTAATGGGACCGAAACATACACAAAAAGCAGTTCAGGCTTAACTTTGTGTGAAAACGGAAACTGCTACACTTTACAGTGAGGATTTTATGAGAAAAATCAAAACCATATTTTTTGAGTTAAGAGCGTGCCCGATCACTAAAGAAATTAGGGCCTACATCAAGGATTTAGATATAACCCACGCGCTTTTAGAATTTGAGTTAGAGGTCAGATTGCCCGTTGAGGTTTCTAGATTTCAAGGTGAGATCGATGCCATTTATTTAAACTATTTGAATATGGGTAATTCTCGTCGTGTCATAGAACTACTAGGTGATGACGATGAGTGATCTAGAAAGAATAAAGGAATTAGTCCAAAAATCAAAGGGCCATGAAATACTGGCCTTAGAGCTAGAGGACAGGTCCGAAATCATAACGCGACTAATCGATAGTCATGAAACGCTCAGGACCACGTTATCAATCCTACTTACTGGTTTGAGTCGTGCCGATGCCGATTTGGAGCGTCTTTTTAAGCATCTTAAGTCTAACATGAGGTACAAACATGAAACCTAACCAGCGCCCTATAAACGCGAATAAGCGAGAGATCCCAATCAAGAAACAAAAGGTGATAGTGCAGGCGAGGGTAGATAAGCAGGACCTAGACCGACTAAAACGAGTGAACGCTAATGTGAGTGAAATTATACGCCAAGCGTTAAAAGAGGCTGCTGACGGGGTATAAAAACCAGGTGCGTTAAGTGATCTAGCATAAACGCACCCAGTCAACCGCTTTTTGGAGCATCAACAATCCGTACAATTTACCTAGTTTTTCGATGAAATCAGCAAAAAAATGAATAGCGCAGAGCTTAAAAAACAAAACCCATCTAGACTTTGCATCGAGATGGGCTTTTAATTCTTATTGCTGAATAAAAATTAAGTTGGTCAAAGGGTATAAAGTCTAAACCCAAAAATCAACTTAAATTTTTAAAGCCGAAAATGCGTAGCCTGCAAAGTTCGTTAAATCAGGCAAAGCCAAGAAGAAATTCTTGTGCGTAGTGGCTTTTCAGAGTTTGGCAGGCAATCAGGTCGAACCACCACAATGAGCGGGACTTGAGTACGGCAACGAAAAAGCGCTGCGCGGTTACATGTTTGAGGGGAATGTTAGTTTAAATCTGGTCAGGGGAAACAAAAGGATACCCCAGCGAACCTTGGTTGGTAGACAGCGCTTGCATGCCTAATGCAACAAGCCGGTATGACTCGGGCATATTGGAACAACCAGATACTAAAGCTAAACTCAAGCCCAAATACTTAGTGCTCAAAGCTCCGCGTTCAATCTTGAAGGGGCAGGCAGGCATGCCGCTCTTATATTCCCAACCCTAGTAAAGAGAATCACTTTGTTTATTAATTAAAACATTAGCTTTATGGTTTACAAAACAAAGAAACTACTCTAGGTTCGCGATTAAACAAAAACAAGAGGTGAACAGTTGAGCACAGAGCTAGCAGTCAGAGATTTTAGCACAAAAGAAATTGAAACGATTAAGTCAGCAATTGCACCAACGCTTAATGACTCAGAACTGCAATTGTTTTTACAAACCTGTAAGCGAACTGGGCTTGATCCATTTTCTCGCCAGATATACTCGACCGTTACCGAGTACAAAGACAAAAAGGGCCAAGCAGTTCGTAAAGTAAATATTCAAGCTACAGTGGATGGGTTAAGAATCACGGCTGAGCGTTCTGGCAAGTACGCAGGCCAAGTGGGACCGTTTTGGTGTGGTGAAGACGGTAAGTGGTTTGACGTGTGGCTTTCAAGGCAACCACCGCTTGCAAGCAAAGTTGGAGTGATTAGAACTGACTTTAAAGAGCCCGTGTGGGCAGTGGCAAAGTATGATTCTTATGTCCAAAACTACTCGCCCGTGTGGCAAAAGATGCCAGAGCAAATGCTGGCAAAATGCGCTGAGAGTTTAGCGATTAGAAAAGCATTCCCAAACGATTTAAGCGGTATTTATACAAACGAAGAAATGGGCCAAGCGGAGCGTGAAGTTAAAGCGCCAGTAAAACAAGAGCTAGACGAATTAGACCAAGCCCTCAGCTCTATGCCAGTGCCAAGCTTTGATGAGCCCATGCCTACAGAGTTTGATGACCCACATAAAGAAGTCACGCCAGCTACAGCCATGTACAAAGAACTAGACGCTTGGAAAATCCCGTTTGGTAAAAAGTATTTAGGCAAAACCCTTTTAGATATTGGCCTTAAAAACTCTAAAGACTATCGGTCATGGCTTAGAGACCAGGTCGCAAAAGACGGTAAAGAGCCAAGCATGGGCGCTAAAAAGTTCTTTGATATGGTAGAGCTTTACGAGACCTACATTCAAGAGGTCGAACAACAGCAAAAAGCTAATGTGCATTCGCCAAGAGTAGACGAGCTACAGTTTTAAAATGAAACGACTAGATTTTAATAAACCAGGCGTATTTGACGAGTGGCGAAGGCTTTATAACTCTTTGACCGATGAAGAGCAGTCAGAGTTTTATGATGACCTAGAGCGATTCTATCCGCACCAGCAATCATTCACTAAACCAAACTATGATGAGCTAATTAAACGATACCCACGGGCCATAGTTTTAGAAGTTGGTGGTTGGAAAGGTGAGCTTGCAAGCTATTGCATGAGCATGAGTGGTGCCCCTATGTGGTGGTTAAACATAGAGTTATCACAAAGAGCCATCGACCAGACTGTACCAGGACTCGTTAACTTCGTTGCGGTGAAGCCTAAGAGATTTAACTGGTTTAAAAAACATCGCGGGGGCGCTGGCATGTTTAACATAGCGATTGCGTCTCATGTGATTGAGCACTTAAAAGACAAAGACCTTTTATATTTACTAAACTGTTTGAGTGATATAAAAGTTGTAGCTTTAGAGGCACCTATTGATGATGGCCCGAGTGATTGGACCGGTTACCACGGCTCACACATTTTAAAGATGGGCTGGAATGGTATTGATAAGGCAATGAAAAAAAGGGGCTTTAGCTCTGAGCGTGTGAACGCACACTTTAGGATTTATACAAGGGGGTGAGGGGATGTTTAAAAAAGGGGATATCGTTTTATGGCGACCAATGAAGAAGTCAAGAGGGCTTATGCAAAGCCCAAAACAAGTTGAAATAATTAGAAGTGTTCCTTGCAAAAAAGGTTACTACGTAAAAGGCAAATTTGATCAAAACCCATTTGAAGTAAGCGAAAAAGCTTTAGAGGTAATAAAATGACAAAGTATAAAGGTGCAGCGGTAGCATCAGTTATCATGACGGCTAGAATGAATAAAGAAATGAGCCAAAAAGCGTTGGCTAAAAAACTGGGCTTAGCGTCGCCTCAGTATATCTCAAATGTTGAGCGGGGCTTATGCCCGATGAGTTTAGAAAAACTCTTAAAGACTTGTAAGATTTTAGATATTGAAAAGAAACTAGCAAAGCAGGCCTTGCTTATGGACTTTGATCTTAAGGTTACCGAGTATGGCTTTTAAATCAGACTTTGAGGTTAGATTTTGGATAAGCGTTACCGCACTTTTTGTGCTGGCTTTTTTAGGACACTTGGTAAACCTATGGTGATCTTGTTTATAATTTTACTCGGGCTTTGCTGCTGGGTTGGGGAGTGGGTGTTGTGAGCGAGACGAACTACTCAGTAACAATGCAAATGCGCTCACCCTGGATCGTTGGCTATCATTTGGAGCTTGATGAATTGTTTCTTTACTTCATCGACCAAGATGATTTGTGTTGGGTTTTTGGTAGAGGGCAGCTTGATGCACTTGGCTTTAGCGAGTTTATGAATTTAGATGATGCCATCATCCTTGGTGAACTATGACCACCGCCCAGCACGACGAAATGATGCTTTTAGTTTTGATAATACCAATGATTTTGTTTTTTATTTTTGCGAGAAATAAGTGAACAAACAAACAAAGGAGAAAATAATGGCATTGGAAACACTTAAGGGCGTAGAAACAATTGGAGGATTTAAGGTCGTGGTAATGGACGATCTTCGCGAGAAATTCCCCGATAAATTCAATGAATCAGGAGCAATGGACTACAAGTGGTTTGAAAAGGACATTCGTCCATCAAACTTTGTTTATGTCCGCCATGATGTAAACTCGATCAGCTTTACTATTCAAAGCGGGCCGGCTAAAGAAGCTGGTGTTAATGGCTGCCAAGTGGACACTCTTATTGAAGCTGCGAAGGTGATGATTGAGGGGTTAAACAAAAAATTACCTACTCGAGAAAACGCACTAGCAATCACTAAACTTGACGAAGCTATTATGTGGCTTGATAAGCGAAAAAAAGACCGAGAATTTCGTGGAGTTGAAGGTACAAACAAAGCCTAGACAGTGATGATTCTAGTGCTGTGGCGAAGGGTGGGTAAGGAATGAGTGAATATTTATTAATAACAAACAATAAGGAGATTAAGTGGATCAAGTAACGGTAAACGGCAAAATATATTACTCTGAAAAACCATCAGGCGTAGAATTTGATGGTGAGTATAAAATTGTAATTCTACAGCGTGGGTGGGTCATGGTTGGCAAACTTGAACGAGTCGGGTCTGACTGTAAATTGCACCACGCCAGCGTTATTAGAAATTGGGGCACGACTAAAGGGCTTGGAGAATTGGCTCAAGATGGGCCAAAAAAAGACACTAAACTAGATAAATGTAACGGCTTAGTTGAGTTTGACTATTTAACTGTCGTGGCCAGCATTTCGGTGAATGGAGCAGCATGGGAAAAAGAACTATAAATTTTGAAGAGTCCAAATCGACGTACGGCTACGGCGACGGCGACGGCTACGGCGACGGCTACGGCGACGGCAACGGCAACGGCGACGGCTACGGCGACGGCAACGGCTACGGCGACGGCGACGGCGACGGCAACGGCTACGGCAACGGCTACGGCAACGGCTACGGCGACGGCTGGTGAAAGAAACAAATATGCAAGAGTCGTTACACATTATTGAAGCTATGCTTAAGCGCAGGCTTAAAGAACAAAACAAGGACGCATCAGAGGCTTGGATTAAACAAAAGGCATTGGATATTTATGATGAGTCAAAAGACAAGGGAGAGTTTATTATGAAGTTAGAGGAGGAGCAATGAGTGACGGTTGGGATAATTTTGATCCAGCTCCAATTGAAGTTTTTCATGGTGAAGCCATGAAGCAATTTCATAGAGGCGCAAGATTTAAAGTAAACGAAACTTTTGTTGATGGTGTTCGTTTTATGAATGGCATTGAGGTCAACTGCATTCTGGCAGATTTCAAAGCAAAGATTATGAAACAGTATGGCATTACGTCTGACGCTATCCCAAAACCAGCACCCACCGAAAGTGATGGTATGAAAAATGAGCAACGATAACCCACGGCAGTTTTGGTGCAACGTAGCTGACAAATATGATCAAGAACAATGCTTTTTGCTCGAGGCATATCTCGTAAAACCAAAAGACTTTGATAATGAAATGGGCGAAGGCTTGTTACACGTCATCGAATACTCAGCGGTAGAAAAACTACAAGCCGAAGTTGAACGCCTCAAGCAAGTCGTTGAATGGAACCTAAGCAACAATGATGAGTACGGTTGTGAGTTTTTAGGCATTACAATTGTTCGGGATCAAAACAAGAAACTTGAGGCTGAGATTGCGGAGTTGAAAAAATGTTTAAGCGAGAGGGGTGGGGCTGATGGGAATAATTAGAGGCAAAATTGAGACTGATCGTGAAGTGGTGCAGAAAAAAATCACTATTGGCGACTCATCATTTTATGAATGCGAATGTTGCGGTAAGTGGTTTGATAAAAAGACAAACAAGGAATGTCGAGTGACTACTATGGGTGAATTACTCAAGGAAATGAAAGCAGTTTCATGTGAACGACATGAAGGGCAAGGCGACCATGAGTGACATAAGTGTTGATGTGTATCCCTGGGAGCCTGATGATCATGGCGGTGGATTTCCCTTCATCTCAGTCGATGCGACAATCTATACTGAAAAGGATTTAGATAAGCTGATAACGGTGTTGCTCAAAAAGAGAACGTTACTTCGTCGGCAGTTGAAAAAAGCCTGTATGGAGACCACATGACCCCCAAACCCCTCCAAGAGATCGGCGACCATGAGTGACACTGAGATAAAACTAAAAATCAAACTTGTGCTTGCTCAGCTTGAAATATTCTTTATTCGCTGTTCTCGAGCTAGAGCTTTACGCCATGGTTCTGCCTTTGAAATTGAACTGAGAAAAATTGAGTCGATGCTTAAGGAGCTGGCAGGTGAATGAATTGGATAGTTACAAAAAATTAAGGCTATTTGAAATACGAGAAATGATCTCAGCGCCAGAACTTTGGGTTGGTTACAAGTTCGACCAAATGGACGTTAAGCTTTTATGTGACACCATCGCCGAGCTAACGGCTGCTTTGGAGCAGACAATTAAATTGGAAGAGCCACTTCTTAAAGGAGAGTATGATGGCGAGGCCATAATTATCGCTATTATTGTGGCCAAAATCGCACTCGAAAAGGTAAAGGGGGAGTGATGAAAGACTTAATAATTTATGTTCCATTTATACTCGTAGGCTTTTTGATAGCCCTGTCAGCCACGTCATTCAAGGGCGGGGAGGGGCAGAAATGAAATCCCTAACCACAATAATTCAGCAAATATCCTCACTAGAACAACTACTCATCGAATCTGATGGCGAGCTAACCGACCAATTAGAAGACCAGCTTAAGGTTAAAGACATCGAACTGCCAGAAAAGGTAGATGCCTATGTGTACACCATCGAGCGCCTTGATCAAGCAAGAGAGTTTTATGCGCAAAAAGCTAAACAATTCCAAAACATAGCAAAAAACATTGATCAAGCGGTTGACCGTATGAAAGACAATATCAAAATGGCCGCTGAAGTCCTTTGCACCGATGAGCTAAAAGGCCAAGACTTTAGGTTTAAAGTCCAACGCTCTAAAGCCTCAGTGATCATTGATAGCCTTGAAAAACTACCAGGCGAATTTATTATCTCAGAGGTAGTCACAAAACCCGATAAGAAGAAACTAGCCGATGCCCTAGCCCAAGGCCCAATCGATGGTGCACACTTAGAGCCGCAGGTCTCACTAAGGGTTTACCCAAACAAAGGCTAGCAAATGAAACAAGACGATATCGGGCAAATCGTTAAACTCGTCACCATATGCTTACTGCTCACTATGCTATTCACCATCATTGGTAGAGCCTTTGGCGTTTAAAACTAAAAAATAATCAACATTTGACTCAAAGCACTGTATATTTCTAGTTATTAGCCCATAGGAGACTAAACCAATGAGCGAAGCCAAAAAGATCGAAGTCATAGAAGAGGAAATTAAATTGATGCGCAATGCCGAGAAAGAGGCTGACTTCAATTTACGACTTGCCAAAGAGCGCAAAGCCCACGTTGAACTAAGAGTCAAAGCCCTCTACGAGCGGCTCACTAACTTAAGGCAGGGGCAATTAGAATTAATCGACCAAAGACCACACCCAAGCGCATACTAAACGACACGTGGCTTTGTACCGAGTGTGCCTACATCCGTGGCTATAAAATGCCCTCACAAGGCTCTGTCGCCAAAACTAGGGGCAGGTGCATGGCCTGTTATAAAGATGAGGTCCTGTTTGACCTCGATGACCTAGAGTACATACTAGACTCAGTGGAGTAACATGGGCAGACACTCAGAATTTAAACCAGAATACTGCCAAATGCTCAAAGATCACATGAGACAAGGCAAATCCTTTGAAACATTCTCAGTCACTATTGGATCCTGTCGCAGAGTGTTATATAAATGGTGTAATGAATTTCCAGATTTCATGCAGGCGAAAGAAGAGGGCACAGAGTTAGCTTATGCATTCTTTGAAACCCTTGGTATTGCTGGCATTGCGGGTAAAGTTGAGAATTTCAACACAGGTGTTTTTTGCTTTATGATGCGTAACAGATTTGGTTGGTCTGATCGGCCAACATTCGTGCAAAACAATTTGAATGTGCATCAACATGATCAGGTTAAAGAACTTGTCGCAGAGTTGAGAGAAGTGTTTGATAAGCCAAATGAAGGACATCAACTACAGGGCCTACTCGGCAACGACAGTGAAAGCAGCACTGAGGCAAGCGTACAGGGCGAGCCTGTACCACACCGCTCGTAAATTACTTGGCTATTCAGATATAACGCTCAATACTCACTTAAGAATTATCCAGGCTCTAGAGTCACCGACAAAACGTAAACTCGTATGCGTGCCACGCGGTACATTTAAATCAAGCATTTGCTCAGTGGCTTATCCAATCTGGCGACTGATTAACAATCCAAATTGCCGTATTATGATAGATTCAGAGCTTTACACTAACTCTAAGAATTTCTTAAGAGAGATAAAGCTGCACCTGCAATCGGCTAAGTTTATCGACCTGTTTGGTGACTGGACCACTGACGTATGGAACGAGGCTGAAATCATCATAAGGCCTAGAGAAAAGATATTAAAAGACCCATCAATCATCGCATCAGGGATCGGCACCACAAAAGTGGGCTTGCACGTTGATGAGATCATTGCCGATGACTATAACTCGCCATCAAACTCGAGCACTCCAGAGGCCAGAAAAAAGGTTGTAGAGCACTATCAATACAATCAGTCTATTTTAGAAGTTAACGGCATTTATACGATTGTAGGTACCAGGTACGCAGAGGATGACATAATTGGCCATGTGATTAAAAATGAGTTAGGGTTTGAAAACGAGCAAAAACTAATGCAGCTTAAAGACTTCGAGGGGGTTCGCTATGTCTAATTTTTTCGGTGGTGCACATGGTGTAACCACGTCATTAACAGCCGTGGGATTGAGTGGAGCTATTAACGTTACACTTGCTCCACACGTTGCTGGCACTTATATTCGCCACGTATCAGGTGGTACACTTTACTTCGGCTATGCCGGTGTATCAACGACAGTTGGTGCAAGCATTTTTGCTGAGCTAATCACTAAGGGTGCAGTCGCACTCGCAGCAGGTGAGCCGTTACTCATCCCAGGCCCAGCACCATTATCATTCGCAGCAGCCGGTGCTACAGCAATCGTTAGCATAGTTCGCCTGCTTAGCGACGGGTATGCTGGTCAGTACTAATGGCCCCTAAATGGTCGATTGTTTACGAAGGTGCTGTCAAAGCCGATGGCACTTTGTTTTTCCCAGAGCGACTCAATAAAGATACATTGAAGGCCCTTAGAAAAACTATGGGCCCGTACAAGTATGCTAACCAATATTTGAATCTAACCATCCCTGATGAAGACCAAGACTTTAAAAAATCATGGCTTAGAGGTTATCGTGAAATACCTGAAAAGGTTTATACCTTTGCTTTTATTGACCCTGCTATTTCTCTCGGTGATGGTGCTGACTACACCGCCACTGTGGTTGTGGATGTCGACTCTGACCGTAATTGGTATGTCCGTATGGCTTATCGCCAGCGAATAACTGCGACTGATACAGTGCGTTGGATCTTTAAAGTGTTCAAAGAGTTTAAGCCGATGATTTTAGGGATTGAGGATGTGGCTTATCAGGCTTCGCTTTTACATTTCATGCAAGAGGAAATGATTAAGAGTGGAGTGATGGTACCACTTAAGGGAATCAAAAGAACAACGGCACAAAAAGACGGCACTAAGCGTGACAATAACTCTAAGCCGTTTCGCATTAGATCATTGGTCCCAAGGTTTGAAATGGGAAAAATCTTGATTAACCAAGGATTAGATGACTTCATTATGGAGTACACGACATTCCCAAGAGGGGCACACGACGATTTACTCGACGCACTAGCCTCTATTGAGGAGATTGTTGTTTATCCAGACAAACAAAAAGAGGTGAACGATGTCAGAAATCCAAACGACCCGCGATACGAAAAAGAATTTATCAGGCGTCTCCAAAGAGGCCAAAGCAACAATCGAGATTGATGAGCCAAAAGGCTTTCAATTATTCCCTGATGATAAAGGTCCAGTAGTGCAACCAAAAGAACTGCGTAAAGCCGTGATTGTTGACCCTAAGAACGTGGCCAAAATGGACCATAAAGTTCATGAAGAGGCTTTGTTATTAGCCAGCCAAAAAATGGAGCTAGAAACTAACGTCCAGTATTGCAAAGCAGCAAACATCGAGTGGCTAGAAGTCAGTCCAGAGTTACTAAAGCATTTTTGTAAAGGTGTACTGCCAGAGGTTGGTTACTTTATTTATAAAGATATTCGCATTTGCTTAAAAGACACAGCCGAGGGCATTGCGGAGCGAGAAAAGATGAGCTGTCATCAGGTGTTATTCCCTGAAGAGGGATACATGAAAGTCCGATGATTAACACCGACATCGCCCTCCTCACACTACTTGTATTATCCAACGTCTTTTGGGCTATCCAAACCCACAGACTTATCAACAAACTAATGACGCGCAGCCTTTTTGAATACAAAGAGGCTTTAAGTCCAAAGAAGACTAAGCCAAAACAGGACTTTAAAAGTGAGCCTGTTATGGACGACAATCTGGACAGTGCGCTTGAAATCTTAAGCTAGAGGGTTGTTAATGGGGTTATTTGATAAAGTAACTGATAAATTGTTTAGCGATGCCCCTAACAAAGATCCTGTAGACCAAGAGCAAGACGAGCGCGATGTTGTAGCCTACATCAAAAACAAAGTTGAAGAGGCTAGATCACTGCCAGCTCGTATGTCTTTTGAATCTCAAGTGGTCACTAACACTGCCTATTTTTTAGGCTTTGATTCTGTAGTATTTGATTCTAAAATGAAGATATTCAGATCCATTGGTCAGTCTGGTAACTCTGGCCGTGGAGCGATGCACGTTAACTTGATCCTGCCTACCATTCAAAATCGCCTATCACGACTCTGCAAAAACCCACCTAAATATGACGTGCGCCCAAATTCTATGGCTCAAGAGGATAAAGACGCCTCACGCCTTAGTCTTAAAGCTTTAAATAATAAATTCGATGAAGACCGAGTAAATGAGAAACGAATTGAACTCTATATGTGGATGCAGCAAGCGGGTTACTCGTTTATTAAAACCTGCTGGGACCCAACACTTGGTAAAGCCATGGCATCGACTGATGAGCAGGGCCAGCCAACACTCGAGCACGAGGGCGATATAACTTTTGAAGTGGTAAGCCCACTAGAAGTCTTTGTCGATCCACAGGCCAGGTCTATTCGTGACGCCCAGTGGGTTATCCATGCCAAGGTTAGAAAACTTGCCTACTTTAGAGAACGTTATGAAAAAGGTGCGATGGTTAAAGAAGAGGGTGCTTGGCTACTCTCTGTTCAAAACTTAAATAAGATTAAGCAAATGAACTCTAAGGGCTCAAGCAACAGTGGTGCTGAGACTATGAAGGGTTGTGCGATTGAAGTCGCCTATTATGAAAAGCCCACTAAAAAGTATCCAGGCGGTAGACTTATCATCACGGCAAATGGTGTGCTCTTAGAATATAAGAGCCTGCCAATTGATGAGATCCCGTTTGTTAAATTCGATGACGTTAAAGTAGGTGCAGCTTTATCTCTCTTAAGAAATTCTTAGAGTTAGTGTAAAGCTCTGAATCTATCATAATACGGCAATTTGGATTGTTAATCAGTCGCCAGATTGGATAAGCCACTGAGCAAATGC